AGTTCCCCATTTATCAATTCTCCAGTCATACCAACTCTTGTACCCAAACTTTTCAAAGTTTGCAATTTGTTGCTCATCAGGATTCATTGAAACATTTCCAATGTTCAATTCTTCAGGAGTTGGATAGAGCTTATCCAATAATGAATACTCATCTTCACCAATGGTAATTACTTCCATTAGCTTTTCCATATCCTCTTTCCAACCGTGAATTGATAAATTATTTTCACACCAATTTGGCATCTTCTTTTTCTTCCTTTTCAAAAAGTGAATCCCAACTGGACTTCACATATTTAACATTTCCATTTTCATCAACATAAGCTGTTAATACCATTGATGCACTAAATAGTGCATTATTGTTTTCTTCCATTATTCCTTTTCCCATTCTGGGTTATTAAGAATTACGAGTGCTTTATCGTAATCTTCTTGTGTTTCTTCTAATTCATCTGTCCGATTAAGCAATTGACAAATCATTGTGTATTGCTCATCATCAATAAATTTGATTTCTTTATCGATATTTACCCCAACTAAGAAGTAAATTATTTTGTCTTTAGATTTCATTTAATACTTTCTCCCAGTTTACTGAATAACGTAATACTGTTTTATATTCAAGACCAACAGCTTTCTTAACTGCGATATATCCATTTTCTACTTCTAATAGATGTCCACAATTCAAACAATCATATTGCTCCCATTGTGAACATTCTTCTTTAAATTCTGGCGAACTATAAGAGAAGTTTTCACTACTATCTACTAAAACTATATCTTCTAATCTACATACTGGACATTTGTTCATTTTTAATCCTCAAATAACTTTAATTGGTTAGGGTTTTCTTTTGCTGGGAATATAGGTCTATCAAAACCTTGTTCATCACACCATTCGTACCATTCACCCCATCTTTCAGGTAGGCACAATCCTGATTTCAAAACTGCTTCTAAAATCTTATTGTCATTTGGATACTGATCAGCATCTACATTGAATTCAAAATTTAAATCATTTGTCAAAGTAAAATACAACTTTTCAGCCCAACCATTTTCTTCTGTATTGGTTACAAGAAGCAAATGCTCATCCATATTTTCAATGCAATCAATAGCTTCATCTTGAAGTTTTACATAATAGTCATCTTCATCTGCTATTGGGTAATCATTAATTTTATCATGCCAATTCATAGATTCTTTAAATGATTCTGCTATGTTATCTTCATCGCAGCCTTTAGCCTCATCAATTAATATACGGCAAGTCAAACGATCAACCGAACCAACAGCCCAATGATTAAATGTTTCAATCCTAAAATCATTAGGGTATCTATCAATCAAGTCCTCAGTAATTACTTTGAAGTTTGATTTCTCCATAATATTTGAATCTCTTGATTGATTATGCCCAGTAAATCCCCAAGTCTTAAACATATCTTCATAGCCCCAATAACCAAAATCATCAGGTTTTTGCAGTGCCATTTCAGCAAGTTTATTTATTGTATAATTTTCAATATTTATCATTTTTAATACTCATTCATATTCATAGTGTCCTAATTCTTGAAGGAGGTATTTTGCTTCTTCAAAATCAAATTCTTTATCAATATCAATAACTCCATTAGCAACATCTCTAATAACATACGCTGCAGCTATATTTGTTATATTCTTATAGCAATCTTCATATTCATCAAGTTCAAAACCAAATTTATCAAAATAATCTGTCCACACAGTATCGATACTTGTTAAGAAAAGATTTCGCCCTTCCATTTCGGTTAAGTCTAACCATTGCAATGCTCTATCTTCAATTGTTTTCCCATCTTGAATAAGGGCAATAGGTTTAAAATTATCTTTCATTGCAGTTGCCCATCCAGCAATACAACAAGCAGTTCCACAATCTAAAGGTTCTAGTGTTTTAGTATTCTGTTCACTATTATGAATAATAGGATAAGAATCAGTTGACCAATAAGGTTTACCATTCCACATACCTTGTTCTATTTTTGTAGAAAGCCAATACTGCATTTCAAATTTATGTTCTGGCAAATTCTCAATATAATCTGCAAGTTGCAACATTCTTTCCTTATTCATTAGTTTTTCCTAACTCTTTCTTTGCTTCTTCATCCCAATAACTTGGCAATTCTCTTTCAATTTCATAAACATATACATCTGCTTCTTCATTGTTTGTATCCCAATACATACAAACTTCGCCATAAGAACCAAAATCGTGATTAAACCACTTAACTCTAAAACGAATACCAAGGCTTTCAGCAGCTGGAAACAATCTATTAAGTTGATTCATATAAGCAAACAATTCCTTATTTGCTTTTTCAACATAACCATTACTTCCAACTTGAGCACAATCTTCTTCATAAGGTGAAGAGCCAATTTCCATATATTCCATAACCATTAGTTAATCCTTCCTTCTCTGTCTTTGTAAACGCTTTGTTCAAAACAAACTGAACAAATATTATCTTCTGGTTCTTCTTCATAAACTGTTTCACAGTTATTACATTTATACATTCTATTATTCATCCTCTTCAGCATCTTCATCAAGATCTGCAAACATTTCATTCCAACAATGAGAATGAGTTCCACTAATCATAAACTCTCTATCTTCTTTTGGCATATTTGGATATACATCTTGAATGTATTCCTCATTTATAAACAATCTTTTGTATTCTTCATAAGAGATACGAAAACTGCTTTCTTCTTCACAATGGAAACAGGTTCTATTAAACCCATAAGTATTGTCATCTATAAGGTAAACATTAGCTCTCATTTTACTGCTATCTTTCTTTTAAATAATTCCGGATTTTTCTTTTCAAGTTCATCATATGGGTTATACCACCATTCATCATATGATGCTACAAATGGATTAATTAGTAATTCAACAAAACAATGAACTTGTTCTGCTCTCGCAACTGTTCTATAAAACAAATCTAATTCGTCATAGCTATCAAATGGACCAAAAAATACTCTATCTGTTGATCTAACATGATGCAATATCCATTGATATTTTGGTTTATTGTTCATTTTGTTTCCTTGATACTACAACCTTAGCTTCATATGAAACACTTGCTGAAGGATTATCATAAGCCAAAGACCCTGGCTTAGCTTTAGATATAACTGGTAGTTCATCTCTATGAATATAGATAACTGCACCATTGATTTCAATATCTAATCGATATCCTTCATACCCAATAAAATCAGCAATTGCTTCTTCTACTGTATCAAAAAATGTAACTACACCATTTTGATTTCTTGTTGCGTATGGAGTATCTTTCATAAGATATTCCTCTGGGATTTCGTCAATCATTTTCATTCTCCATTGTGTAATCGTTTGTTACATCTTCATTGATCATAAAGACTCTTTCTTTCATTTTTTGTTCAATACATTCATCACAAATCCAAATAAGCATTTGAGAAAGATCAAATTTAGAACCATAACCACCTTCAACCAAAACTTCAATTGCGTCATTTATCTCCATTAAAGAACTCTTTCCAAATGTTAAATAAGTAATTTGTTTTCCACAAGAAAAACAAGGACATACTGTAACCATTTCCATTATTTGACCTCCAAATACTCAGGGAATTTTTTATAAAACAAAAATGTTCTAATCTGATACAACATCATTTGATGTACATAGTTAGAAGCAATGCCCATTTTTATTGCACTGCCTACTCTTTTGTTTTGACTAAGGTTTTTAATTGCAGAGTCTTTAACTCTTTGTGCATAAAAACATTCTCTATCTTTTTTGATATGAAAAGAATTAATTGTTTTAACAATTTCTTTTCCAATTGTTTTATTTCCAGATTTTGAATTAACTCCATAATCAGCAGAAAGGAAAACTTTAATTTCGTCTTCCTTCAATTGATATGAAACAAAATCGGGGTGTATTGACAATTGATAATTTGTAAATTCTTCATAATCCATTATTTAATCTCCTGTTTGTAACATATCTGCTCTAACATTTAAGTCTCGCAGTTCGCTTTTCTTTATCCAAAAGTAATTGCATTTATGCAATAATGCCGGAGTATAAACTTTACGAAATTCTCTTTCTCTTTCGTCAAGTCCAATACGATTACATACTTCATCTAGGCAGTAATCATAACCAGCTTCATATCTTTCTTCAATGAATTCACATTGACAAAATCTACAATTTGCCATACTTTTCCTTATACTTAATTAATTCTTCGGTATTGTTTTGATGCTGAACCATAAGTTTATTTATAAGTTCTTTCTGAACATCAACAATCTTTTTTATTGTTTTAATTTTATCTTCTAAAGAAGTAATCATCATTGTGTATATTACTTCATCACTATTTACGTTCATTTTACCAATCTACCTTAATTGTTACAAATGTCTTATCTTTTGACATTTTTTTCTGAATGTGTATGTTATTATAAAAAGCTGAGTTTTCAATAATTTTAATTACTTCCCTTACTCCCTCAATTGTCGCAGACAATACTGGAATTTCTATTTTTTCTCCATACCTGATATTTGAGACAGTCTTATGAATGCTCTTTTCTAGATCTGTTTCAAATCTAAGTTTTTCTTTTTTCTCGCTAAAATGTCCGATTTTATTTACTACTTGCATTGTTCCTCCAAATGGAAAAGGGATAGCATTTGCTATCCCTTTTGTTAATATTTTTCTTTCTTTATGGTGCTAATTATTAGATACTTCTTCAAACGAAAAAGAAGGCTCAATTATTTGCAAAAGCATTTCGCCATCGCAATCTTGAACAATTTCATATTTATTTTCTGTAATCAAAATACCTAACATTTCTAATTGATACATACGCAATTCATCACGATATTCTTTAAGTAATACCCTGGTCAAATCGTAATCATCAATGTCAATCAATTTCAAATTCTTGATACTTTTACGAATGTGAATACGAGCTAATGCCATAGTCAATTCTGTTCCTGCATCATTACCCCAATATGTTCTATCCTCTAATCTGCTATCAAATAGCGAAGGAGTTTTTTTAGTTCTAGGTGAAGTTGAATACTCAATTTCACTCTCATCTATAAACTCAAAATCCATCTATTTTACCATACCTTTCTCAGTTACTTTTTTATGATTAATAATAAGATCAATAAGAATTATTAGGCGTTGTGTATTATAACTTTCACCACCAATAATACCTCTTTCTTTTTGCTGTTGTATTTTATCAAGTTGCATCATAGCAATTTCAAAAACACTTGTATTTTCAATATTTGTTTCCAATTTATTGTCCTTTCTCATTTTTTGTATTATATTCTTCAGGAAAAGCACCAGCAGAAGTCACAGTAGAACTTATATTTATACTTTCACCATCAGAAAACTTTGCAACATTTGTAATACTTGCACCAGTAACAGAACGCATACCTGAACGCCTAACTCTCATTGCACGTCTTTTCATAACTGTATCTGAACCATCAGGATAAACAATAGCAATAGCAGTTTCACCTTCTAATTTTCTGCGATAAGCCCTCATAAAACGCAAAGCAGAACCTGCATCTATTCTACGACCTGTATCTGTAACAAATACATAACGTATTCCCATATTTTCGGTAATTGTAATAAAATCTACAATCTTACCGAAATCTTTTACGCCATTAGATAATTGAGTGCCAAGCAAAGCAATTACCCTATCTTGATAAATATCATTTGAGGAAGTCATATCCCAACCTTATCTTTTATGCTATGAATTATGACGTGCAATTCCCAACATAATTGTTGAGAAATGTATGTCATATTGCTAGGCTATCGGTTAGGAATTAGATTACCAACCTCGGGAATTATATTTCTTTTGAAAAATTCAACGTAGCAATCAATCGGTAGAAAAGGGATCGGAATATCTATAATTTTTTATATAAAAAAAAGAGCTAAAAGATCAGGCCGCGGGGGGCGTGTAATTTTAGCTTAATTCGTGCTGTGTAATTTTAGCAATTCTTTGATGCAATACACACCCTGCAATATTTTAGCAAATAATGCACAAATTTTAATATATTTTTGCAACCCTATATGGGTTTTATGGAAAATACCAAAAAGGTAAACTATTCCGGAGTTTCAATATCCTGTGAGTTATTCACTAAGAAATCAATTAATTTACCTGTATATTTCATGCGGCCTAAATGTGTTAATTCAATAGATGGGTCAGTCCAAATGTCACCATTCATCTTTTGCCAATAACGACAAAATCCATAATCCTCAGATAAGAACCTTTGATCTTCATCAACATAAGAATTAAACAAAGCATAGCCATACTTTCTTTCTTCCTCATTAAGCAAGCCTGTATCGTCAGTGTATTGTAATTCAGGATACTCTTCAAACATCTTCTCAAATACGCTACGCTTTATCAACATAAAACCAGTACCAGCATCATGAACAGATATCGCACCTTTATCAACACGAATTTTTGAATCAGCAAAGCGAACTGGATTGACAACAAATCTGATACTTGAGTCTAACAACTTATCTGATTCAATTCCATTCTTTACTGCATTTGAAACTTTATCCCAGTTAATATCCTTTATGGGATAAGCTCCTGTCATAATTTCTTTATCGTGCCATAGCATTTTTAAAATGTCATCTGGATTAAAAGATAAATCAACATCAATAAACATTAAGTGCGTGTATTCTTTATTAGCCATAAATTTAGCAACTAATTGGTTTCTCGCCCGGCTAATCAAAGAGTCAGACAATGTACTAACAGAAAACTTAAGGCCAATCTCTTTAAAACCAATTGCCGTTTTTAAAAACGACATAAAAAATGGTTCTGTTAGTTGTTGATCATAACAAGGCAAAGCAAAAAGCGGATGCCAACCATTTATTTCATCAGATGTAATTTCAATTTCTTGTTCTTCAGTTGTAAGCATATAAATAAGTATACACAAAAAAAACCCCCTGCGTTTCCGCAAGGGGTTCTTTTCGCAATTATTTTAGCTAATAATTACTTAGATACTGTTTTTTCTTTTGGCTTAACACCGGCAACTTCTTTTGCGTTTACTGATGCTGTTTCAGTTACATCAGCACTAGCCTTGAAGAAAAGAGTGTTATCATTCGCATCAAAACGGATAACAATATTATAACCCAATTTCTTAGCCTGAGCACGAATACGCTGTTGCATTGAATTGTAAGCCTTACCTTTTTCAATTCCCTTAATGCAAAACTTATCGCCAGTCTTTACCGACATATCAAGGGCTTCAATAATCATTTTCAATTCTTCTGACACTCTGCCTGAGCGAGAGATTTCAGGGAAGTTATCTACTTTTTGAATATTAATTGACATTTTAATTTTTCCTTTTGTTATATGGATTGTGAGTAGGTCGCCCAACTCGTTGAAGATAACTATAACAGCACCACAACAAGAAAGATGCTCGTTTGCAGGATTTCTTTTAAAAAATGTTTTGCCCAGGATTATTCATGATTAAAATGTCTCAGTATTAATTTTAGAGTTTACATGATCATTTTCATGTGTATGTTCACTCATATCTTGTAGCGCATTTTGCAGCTTTTGAATTGCTAATCTGCTTGCCGTTAATTCAAAGTTTAGGCTAGCAATTTGCTTATTCAATTCTACAACTATATCTTCAAGAGTAACTTGAAGGCTATTCTGAGTATTTACAGTAGTTCTATCCATTTGTCCACCTCCTCCTTATTCATAGTGTTTACATCAATAAATTCTTTTGTTTCTTTATGGAGCATATAAACTTTACCTTCATCATCAAAATCGTCATCCATTTCAAAATCAATACTTGGAGTCAATACTTCAATCTCCAATTCTGCATTAACGGCAATATGATCTAAAGAATTATACACAGCTCCGGCTAATGCATCAGCCAAGTCTTTTGAGCCAGTAGAAGGGTGATCAATTTTGTTATTTCCATAAAGTTTTAATTTGAGAAGTTCTTCTTCAACTAATAGTTCATTCCAATAACCACGCAATCTTGTATCATACATACAAGACATTAATGTATCATAATCGGTTTTCTTAACGCTGTGAAAGTCTGAATTAATTCCCATACTTCTAAGACTCTGAATCATTTCAATAGATTGCCAACGGTCAAATGTAACTAATCCAACATCAAATTTCCTATGCAAATCAACAATCATTTGTCTAATAGATGCAAAGTTAATTTCAGCACCAACCGTTGCTTCCCAAGAGTAAACTAAATCAACATTAATAATAGGAAGTTGCTCTACACCCATAGAGGTTTTAATTTCTTTAAAACCGGCACAATGTGACATACAAAGAGCAGCCCTATCTCGCTTTAATGCTAAGTCAACATGAATAAATCTTGTATGCCCATCACTATTATTAAACCAACTTTTAAAAGTTCCATCTTCATTCATAGGATCTTCACGATACATAAAAGCTTTTCTAACTTGATCTGCATCTCTAAAGTATGCATCTTCCATATTCGGTGGTTCACATTCAAATCTAGCTCTAGCCTGAATAGGATTACGAATATATTCTGATTCTAATTGTTCTCTCTTAATCGTAGGATTAACTTCCCAAGTAGCAGCTTTCATTGACCAAGTTTTTGGCTCTTTATTATTTCTAGAATCAAAATACCTCTGTTGAATAAAGTCACCTTTATAGCGAGGGAATGACAAAAGAATAACTTTGCCGACTTCTGGGAAACGAGACATAACAGATAACTTACTCATATTGTAAATAGCAGAAGCAGAACCTTTTGATCTTGTTTCTCCTTTTAATTCCACATCTGTTTTAAAAGCTGCAATCTCATCCAAAATGATAGTCATAACTTCATAACCTTCCCAACCTTCACTTTCAGAGTGACCAGAGAAGCATCTAACAGGTCTACTAAAGAAAAAGATTTCTGAAACTCTTGGCTCAAATCCAACTTCATTAAAGAATGGAGAACCTAGCAATAAGTTCTTGAAAGGCTCAAAGAAAACTCTTTGCGCTTGCTGTGCATTAACAGCAAGGTTTAGCAAGTCAATATACACACCTTTTGCTTTACCGTAGTAACCAAGAGGATCTCTTAAGCAATGCATTAGATAGGCCGTATAAGCCATTGATATACGAGCGCAATGGTCTTTACCAGAACCTTTTCCTAACATACAGATTACTTCGTTATCAGTATATTTATCGTAATAGTCTGAACCTTCCTGTTCCCCCATCAAATGTTGCAATGTAGTTTTTTTAAAAATTTGTGTGGAATGGCGAACAATTTCTAATTGAATAGGCGATAATGGTGGTAAGCCAAGGTAATGTTGATCTTGAACAAATTGTTCTATTGATACTGGTTCCATAGTGAATTCATCTTTGCTAAGCAATCTCTCAAAGTCAGCCAAATCTAAATTCATACCCATAAAATCAGACATCATTTACACCTTTATGGGCGACTGTTTCGGTGACCTTGTTTTCTGTGTCAGAAATTACCTCTGCATCTTGTATATCTTCATCTGCAGATTTCATAATGTCAAAGGCTACAGCGAGTTCTCTTCTTACCTCATCAGCAATGTTTGGATACTTAGATATAACATCTCTCAAAATCTTAGAAAGAATCTGATTAACATTCTCAGCCTTCTGCATTCGGGCAATGTAATCGTTATCGCCAGAAACACCACTCATTAATTTATGAAGTTGTGCTTTTTTATTTGCAATCTCTGAGGCTAATTTAAGTGCTTGAATTCTTGCCGGAACCATTCCATGATCTGTCGCAATATTGACAGTCTCCCAAGCCTCCTTGCTTAACTGGTCAAATTCCTGAAGGGCTTTGATTGTATTAAATTGGATTCTTTCAAGAAAATAAGGGTCATCATCAGCCTGCTTATTTAGTATTTTTTTGTACTCTTGAATGTACTCTTTTGCTTCGGTTACTTTTAATGAAAGAAGTGTTGCAATTTCGTGGTGAGAATATCCTTTAACAAATAAAAGACCTACTTCCTCAACTTTACGCAACTTATCAATCATGCTGTAATTGCTTGCTGGTTCAATATTTGACATAATCTATAGTTTATCACACTAATGTAGAAATAAAAGCGAAAAGCCCCGCCGAAGCGAGGCAATTCACCATTATGTCTTTTACTGAGAAACAACTCGGTAAATTGTGAGCTTGTCGGTTTGCGAGAAAACGACAAAAGTTTCTTGTACTTGTACTGGGTGATTCATACTCTTATCATACCACTCTTTGAACAGTTATTAGGCCGTTTGTTTTGTTTATATAAAAATTATTAATCTTCTTTAAAACCCAATTTGTCATCATTTTTTGTAGCAAATGATTCAAGTTCTTTATAATCATATCCATGCATTTTAGTGAATGTTAATCGATAGTTATACCATCCTCTAACACCTTCCCAAAATCTTTGGTCAGTCTCGTCAGATAAAGCTGCCAATTCATCACTCGTTAAAAGAAAACTTAACACTCCTAATGGCATATAAACAACGCTGTTATATGTTGGATCTTTATCCTCACCATATTCCTGAAGTAAGTCTTGGAACTGTTTAATAATCTTAGAAACGCCATCTCCGGAATAATGGTCAACCTGTCCATAGGCATTTCTTATTCTTGGGCAATAATCATCAACATTAGTGATAGTGCCAAATGTTCTACAGACCATTGGGCGGTATCCATAGATTGTGCAACCACCCTTATAGAAAGCACAATGGCGTTTGGTTTCACCATCAGCTTGCCAGTCTTCATCATGCATTGCTTCTTTAAGGCTATCTATAACGCCCTGCATCCATTCATTAGCAAAGTCTTCACCTTGCCCCTCCATCTTTAAATAGAATTCCTGCGTCAGCCTGAAGGCAATGTTAGAACATTCTGCGAGAGGTATGCGTAATCCGATTACACAACACCCTCCAGAGCCTAAGCATTTAGATTCAGAACTATTCTGCTTTGCTTCAATAAATCTAACTTGGTTATATACCATATCTAATTTAGCAAAAGTCGTAATATCTTTAGAAGATACTGCTCTTTTCATTATAATTTTCCTCTTTTCTTTAAGTCATTTTGTTTGCGCATCTCTCTGCGTCTTTGTTCAACCATTTTTTGGGCTGGAGATCTTGGCACTTTTGCACGACCGGCACCTAAGTTGCGGCCTTTGCCTCTGTATTTTAAAAGCTCATACTTCTTACACCAGTTGTAAACAGTTTGAGGACTTGTCTTGATATTATAATTCTTTTCAAGGAGTTTGACAATATCTGTGAGATTCATTCTTTTAGTAACGTAGTGTTCATATAAAAAACTTTTATCTTTATAAGGTTCAAGACCCATTGTTACCACCTGTCTTGTAATACCATAATGCAATTCCTAATGCATCAACAATATCTTCATCTTCAATACCGGGGGTATCATCACCATATGCAATAGAAACTATCTCTCGGACCCTTTGCTTTCTTTCATTCTTCATTTTAATTTGAATTGAGCCTTTCTGACCATTATTCTCTAAAGAAGCCTTATCTTGCTTAGTCATATTTTTATAACCAATGCCCGGTTTCCAGCTTAGAGGATTAATATCTCTAGTTCTTATTCCATTCTGATACAGCAATCCCCAAGTAAACCCAATCATGTAAGAGATAATACGACTGCTTTGAAAATTCTGAATATAGACGGACTGTTCAATAGCAGCGACATCAGGCTTGTATTTATTTATAATTGTTAACAACTCATCTGCTATTTTTGCGAATTTTTCTGATTCAGTTTTATCTTTTTTAAGATCAATTTTCCCAGTAGCAATAACATTTTTATCTGAATCAATAACTGCCCAAGCCAGAGAATGAGAGGCCGGATCTATGGCTATAAGCTTTGACCAAGTTTGGTTAGCAACAATGCTTTTAATACTCACTTATATAGTATAGCGCATAGCCTAACGCTCTTCTTTACGGAGTTTCTCTTCATCCCAACCCCAACCGACAAGCCTTTGGATGAATCTCTCACCCTTGCACTGCTCGCAGATATCCTCATCATTATATGACGATAAGACGGTGGTACAACCGTCTGTTACGCATACTCGTTTACGAGTTTTATTCTCTTTTTTTCTGTAGTAATTATCTAAGAGTTTTTTATTTGTTACGACTTTTCTACAGTCGGTTGAGCAATAGATTGTATTATATACCTTTGCAACAAACTCTTTCTTGCATAAATCGTTACTGCATATCCTTATTTCACCTTCAAACATTCCCTGACCAGCATTTATCAGCCAAATTGCAGTCTGCACACTTTGCAGAACTACGCTTGTAAGGCTGTGTGGGTATCTCTTTGGCCAAGAAGGCTTCATAAATCCCTGTATATTTTTTGAATAATTTATCAATAAAAGCATCGTCACGCTCAATGAAGATTGGCAATATTTCTTGATTATTTTTATTCTCGTATATAACAAAACCACTAGGCAAATCTAAGCAGCGCATATAGATTTGTGCTTGGCGAATATGATCATCTTTTGGTTTGTTATGCAATTTCCTATAATGGAAACCTTCATTTGAAATTGATTTAAGTTCAATGAGTTTATGACCATTAAGATCAATAATCCCATCAGCAGTGCCCTCAATAGGCGGAGAATCATGAGTAACAGGAATTTCTTCTGCTACTAAGATACCCATACCACGAAGATAAGTGTAAAGTCTTTCATGGACTGCATGACCGTTATCAAAGATACGATAAGTCTGTGGTTTAAATGAGGGAGTCATTTCTGTTCCTTCAAAAAGGTAATACCAATATCTAGCACACTGATTTGTGTAACTAGGATGGAATCCACCTACCTTTTTCTGTTCTGGAGTGTTCCTTGCTTCCAAATAAGTATCAATAGACTTATTTAGTTCGTCAACGAGTTCCTCGCCAGTTTTTTTTATAATGTTCGTTGGCTTAGGCAAACGAAGTGCATTTAAAGATTTCAATTAGCTCCTTTAGCTGATAGCTTTAATGTATTAATATTCTCTTGAAGAGCTTCATACATAGTTTTCCAAATATCGTTTACGAATTTATCGTTGTCACTCATAATGGAAGATTTTCTTTTAAACGCTTGAGATTTTACAATCATCATTGTTCTATAGGCTGCTAATATATTAGCATACTTGATAGCTTGCGATCCTACATAAGTCTCTGGATTGTCAATAATATCTTGAACAATTCTCATACACTCAATAAATTCATCTGCCTTATCACCCATATGTTGGGCAAGCAGTTCAGGGCTTACAAAAATATCAGCCATTTACTTCTCCACTTTCTATTAGTTTCTTTAATTCTACACCAATCCACTCGGCTACTGGCGATGCAATTGCGTTTCCGCACATTTTATATCTATTTGTGTCGGCAATCTTCTTGCCAGTGTAATCAACAGCCGTATGGTTGTCGGGAAAACCCATAAGCCTTTCACATTCAATAGGAGTTAATCTTCTGAGTATAAGTTCAGGAGACATTACCCCATGTTGAGATATTGTATCTAATGTATAAGAAGGATCACCAATATCCCCAAAACCCTTGCCCTGCGGACCGGAGGTGTCTGCACGACCAATAATTGTTCCTTGAATTGGGATTGCAATATGGTCTGCTGAATCAACACCTGTACGGATTGTACGATAGATATCTTCAGTAATCTTATTGTTATAACCATCATAAGCAAGAACAGGAACTTGACCACCGCCAGTACCCATACGGTGCTTCAATGTTGGAACCATATCATCATCATAAACACGAACATCATTAACTCTTGTACCATCAACAACTAAGACTGTCGCTCTTGACTCGCCAGTATTATCAAATGCATTAAGCGTTGGAGCTACTGCATTATCAATCCATGATTCATCATCAGTAGAATTCTGTGCTCTTCTAGACTTTACGAATGGCTCAAGGACAAAGTTTCTCTCAGGGCGTTTGTAATCACTGGCAGCAAGAGTTACTCCTCCTTCTGTCCACTTTGCGTGTCCAGATTGTCCGTACCAGACAGTTTCTGTAGTGCTACTCTCAGTAGTTCTGGCAGACTGTTTCCTTTTCTTTCTGCCCTTCTTAATATCCCCCCTGCTGTCTTCGGGGACAGGTAGTATTTTTCCGCTACTTCTGTCAATGGCTGAAGAGTCCCAGCAAGCGAGGACAAAGATTCTTCTTCTGCGTTGTGCGACTCCGAACCATTGTGCATCCAAGATGTGCCATTCAATTGCCAATGCCCCGATGTTAGCCATTTGGTTGAGGACTTCTGCGAAGTCGTCTCCCTTATTACTTGTGAGGGCACCTGGTACATTTTCCCAGATTGCCCATTTAGGAAATTCTCCATTAGTTGCTTCTCTCATTTCTTTTATTATTCTTATACCTTCAAAGTATAAACCTGAACGATCTCCTTCAAGACCGGAACGCTTACCTGCTACAGATAAGTCTTGACATGGTGAGCCAAATGATATTAAATCAACTGGCGGTAACTCTGCACCATTTACATCTCTTACATCTTCAAATTTGGGTACACTAGGCCAGTGTTTTTTTAATACACTTTGGCAGTTCTTATCCCATTCAACTTGGAATGAGCATTCCCATCCCGCCGAGTCAAATCCTAAATCAAATCCGCCGACTCCTGCGAATAGGCTTCCATACTTTAATTGCTTCATTACTATTTTCCTTTAAAAACTACAACAACCGAGGGGAACGGTGCCGGATTCTTTTGATCATCAAATTTTAGTCTACCCTTGATAAAGCGAATTTCATCAGAGTTCATGACAAAATTATGCCACCACCGAGTATCTGTGCGACTAGGGATTAGAAATACAGAGGTCTTACCTTTTTCCTGCTCTCCGACAGCCTTCTCTAGCCATTTAGCAATAACATTGCCATAAGGAGGATTAACAAAATTGCAGTTACCCCATTCAATCTCTAAACCGTCAAAAGAAGGGTCAGGAGGGCAAGGATCAAAATCAAAGTTAAACTCTTCATTAAGTTTTGCATAAAAAAGTTTTGGTGTTTTCCAATTATCTCTGCTGGCTGTAAAATGGACTCTACTTGTATTCATTATATTTCTTCCTATTGTTTGTAATTGAGTTTAGGATTTCTAAACCTAAATCGTAAGGAATGCGAGATCTATCTCTCGCTCCCTTGATGCCTTGTGTACCAGTTATTGAACCTCTAGGAGCAGCAACATGGCATGAGTCACCATTCTTGCAAGGAATACGAGGCTCCCAGTTTAAAACTTCACCCCATAAGTCAGTAGGTTTCATTCTTTTGTCCCCATACGAACAATATGTAATTGTATTTCTTGGCAACCCCTGAACAGCAGGGAGTTTGCGAAGCACTCCTCTTGGGTTTTCAATTAAATAACCATAAGTAGGATTTAAATTTTCAATTATGTTTCTAACATGCGTAACAAGATTTTGACTCTGAATAGCCATTTCTGTTTTAGGAATATAAGCACCTTTCCCTCCTGTCCAATGATGACCAATAGATGCAACGCTGAAAGCAGTGCAAGGGGGTGATGCCCAAATAAAATCTGGTGTCCCATAAGTATTGTATAACCATTCACTTGTTATATCCATCATGTCAACAGTATGTGTTGATTCAAAGTCTGGACTTAATTCAAAGCTAATGACTG